GATACACAAGTAGTAGACTTACCAGTCTGACGTGGCATCTTACAAATATTAAATCTGTTATCATGGAAATTCTGGATAAGTTTTTCCTGAAACGGATACATACTGAAAGGCACAAGACCATGGTCAAGAGAAACGATTTTGATATAGTTTCTGGCAAAATAAACAGGGTCTTCTTTACACTTTAAGAACTCAATAATTTGCTCTTGTGTAAATTCAATCGCAGTATTTGCTTTTTTTAGATTAGGATTACCAAGATAAACTTCACTCATAATAAATCACCTATCGGGTTTCTCTCCACTGAATAGTATTCCAAACATCTGTGGTTGTATTAGTATCTAGATTCTGAACAATAACAGCAAAAATATTACTATCATCAGAGTCAATATTTTGTGCGATATAAGATCTTCTAGCAGTCGTTGGATTAAATGCAACACTAGCAGATGCTTGCTGACCTGATGGATTATTAGCAGCAATCAAAGATGCTTGTCTCAAATCTCCACCAGTTGTTGTAAAGTTGGTGGATATTCCAACATTATATTCTACTGCCGAATCATCATCAGCATCCACCCAAGTTCCACCAGTAATATTACTATTTCCAGGTAATCTCCAAAGTTCAATTCTACAGTTTGTAGCATCACTCAAACACTCAATATCCGTTACCCTTACAGTTGTTCTATTTGGAATTCCTTTGAATGTATTCTTACAACGAATAGCCATAATACACTGTCTTGCAGTTGCTCCACCAGCATTAGAGAATGTTATTGGACCATTGAAAGCACCAAACTCAACACCAGTCTCAACATATCCACCCTCACTCATTACAGTAGAGCAAATCTGTTCCATTGATGTAATACCAACAGCAGCTCCAGTATTGGCAACTTCACAACGAATAGGGAGTGATGGTAGAGACCAATAAGCATGTTCTTCAATATTGGAATGATTAAACTCATGGAAATAAATCATCTGTCCACCGATGACAAATCCACAACGAACTCTACCAACACCTAACCACTGAAAGTCTGCTGCGAATAGATGAGTTTTTGTGAAATCTACATTGATACCAGAAAGAGTTGTTCCATCTAACTTATCCAAGTTCCAATCGGATTGATTGACGACTGTATCACTAGCAATTCCTGTGTTATATGATCGTCTTACAACAGAAACAGTTCCGTCTCCCTCCTGTTGAACGAATACTCCGTTTCTATCGTCAAAATATCCAATCTTCTTCGTAGTATTTTCTCTTACATCAGTGAAGTTAAAACTGGTCAGCACAAATTGAGACTTACCAGGCATGTAGTGGTGATACATTCTGGACTGGTGAATCACCTTATCTGTCGCACCAGTTCCAACAATCAAGGCAATAGATGCTGTATTTGGGTTTACCTCAGTTGTAGATGCTGCACCAACAGTCTTTGTGAGAAGTTCTACCTCTTCACCATAAATGTGGGAATAGTCGGCAAGAGTGAAAGTATCAGATACTCTCATTCTACCAAAAGCATCAGACCCACCACTGGTAGGTCCAGAAGTTATTCCACAGTTTCCAATGTTGCCGTATCTATCGGCACACATAAAAACTTCAAAGAGAGTTCTCTCCTGATTTAGATAATCTTGAAGATTTTTATTCCACTGAGCCATGTTGTTCTTGTGTCCAAGTTAATCTTTCTGGTTGATATCTTTGAATACCGGTAATTCTTAATGTTTTATTTGAATTGACATTTGCTGGATAGATGTTATGGACAACTGCTCCAGGGTATTCAGATTGTATTTCTTCACCAAGAGTTTCTCTTGTTGGTGTAGTTTGTGAAGTAAGATCCATCCTATAGAGATTACCTCTCCACATTATATCTGCAGTGTAACTTTCACCAACTTTTTGTGGTTCTGATTGAGGTGTTCCTATGTAGAGATTTCCATTAAAATCTCCACCGATGTTTACATTTTCTGAAATTGGTTTCATTAGCATTTCCAGCGGCGACGTGCTTTACAAATTGCTTTATCGGGGGTTTTTGAGCAATCAATGTTATGCATATCTTGCTGCCCCTTAGAGCGCGAGCAGAAGGACTTTCTGCGCTTAGCATCCTTACTGCCTGGTTTTGGATCACCAGTTACAGCAGTCTTAAGTTTGGAACCTGGGTTCTCACGGCGATATGCCTTAACTGCTGCGGGACTCATACCATCAGTTTTATCGGACTTATTGACTTTTTGCCAATCTTCCATAAACTGAGTGAACTCTTTTAATTTTGGAAGTTCAGCAGTAGTGCCTAGTTTCTTTTTGGCAACTTCCTTTTCACCACCCTCACCTCTATTTACAAGTGCTCTAATTTTTTCTCTTCTTTGTGCCGTTTTATGGGCACCTTTATCGATGGTAAATGACTCTTTCTTCAAAGTGGTTGTAATTCTTTTTTTACCATCTGGTGTTGGAACAAACTCACCAAAATCTCCTGCTTTTGGATCATTTTTATCAACATCACCATCAACATCAGTGTCAATTCTCTTGACTGCTTTTTTGACGAGTTTTTTCAAATCCCTATCAGGAACTTCATGTGGTGCATGAATTTTCCTTTTTGTTCCAGCAGTTCCAACGGGAGTGGTAGGATCTTTTTTATCAACATCACCATCAACGTCTACATCAATTCTTTTAACTGCTTTCTTAACCAGATTTTTTATATTTGATCCTGGAACTTCATGTGGCGTATGTGCCTGAGAGTGAATCTCACTGATAGTGCCTTCTAAGCACTGGCAAGGATCATATCCACAAACTGGGCATACGTCTTCTTTTACACAATTGGGAACCATTTTCTTTCCTTTCTTTTTCATTCCCAATTGCTTATAACCAACCCAACATGCTTCATCAACTTTATGCTCACCACTAGTAACATAATCAGCAGCAGTATCAATGTAGTCCGCTGCTTTTGTGATCTTTGACTGAACCCATGCCTTGAGTTCGCCTTCACCTTTACCCATTTTCTTTTTCAATCTCTTTGCTGCCGAGATTATTGTTGAAATCTCAGAGCGTGCCATTGAATATTCGTGATCCTTTTCTTCAGTCTTATTGCCCCAGTTAGCGGCACCAACTTTACGACACTTGACTAGTGCTCCCGATGCATAGGCACTTGGCCAGACATCGTAACGTGATTTTACCTTATTATAGCAAGCATCTTTCTTGCCACTACCTTTACCTGGTTTATCTTTTACTTCTTGTAGGTCCATTTCTTCAGTTCTTACGTTAGTTGGTTTTGCTCCACCAGACTTTTCTGGTTGATTGGGATCTAAACGATTCTTTCTTCTTCTTGCTCTTTCTTCTTCTTTATTGGAAAGATCTCTCTTCATTTTAGAACTTCCGCATTTTGGTGTAGAAGTTTGACCAGGTTGACGAGCACAGGGTTTTCCTGCGTATTTGCCGCCAAGTTGAACCCATCCAGGTTTTCCATCAGAAGATTTTGATTTTCCAAACCAATCACGAAGACCTTGGTCTCCGGATTTTGATTCATTCATTTTCTTCTTCTTTCCTTGACAATGGGCACGCTGAGAAAATCCTTTTGGATTATCACAGTCAATTGACTTTTTATATTTGTCAGTCCAACCCATTAGAATTTAAGATTCTTCTTTATTATTTAGAAAACCTTGCTTGAGTAGTTTTTGTAGTTCGGATGTCGATCCAACAAATACAGCATTATTTGTGACATTATTTGGACCTTTTTTATCCACTTCTTCTTCAACATCTTTGAGTTTTTTCTGTAGATCAATCAGTTTATCCGTTGTATCAGCAACACTCTTAATTAACTGACCAGCAACTTCATATGCTCTTGGACTACCGCCTTCACCGGCAAGTTCCATGATTCCATTAATTGCTTCCTGACCTTTTTCAATTAAGGAATACAAATTAGCACGAGTATATTCATAATCTTTCTTAATATCGGTTTTTTCTTCTGGTCTCTTTTTCTGAATACTTTTTACTTGGTCTTCAACTTCTACAATACTACTTTCCACGTTCAGTGCCTCATCGAGTTTTTCAAAATTATTTGACATATCAATTTACTCAAATATCAGTTTGTAATGTTGGACTGAAGTCTTTGGAGTCTGTGTATGAGAATAGAGAATCATTAAACCCAAAATCATCATCAACATCAACCATTGCATCATCTGCTGCAGTCAATAGATCTATTTGTGCTTTCTGTAGGTGAGTAGTGATTGTAGATCCATTATATCCTCTAATAACAATAAGTTGATTTGCGTTTGGAATTTCTTTCACATACATTATTTCGTTACCAATAATTATCCTATTATCAACTGCAAATCCAGAAGTATCATTGACACCAATAAGAGTTGTTGTTTTGGAAATATCTTCAGATAATTGTGATGTATCATCGTTTGTATAATCCTTAAGTGCTTTTGGTGTCGCTGTATATCTCAGTTCCCTCTTACTACTCAAAGCAGTATCTGCATGATAATCAACTTGAACCTTACGAATAAGACCATCTGTTGTATCTGCAATTGGACCGAACAGATAAGTCTTTGCTGTGAATGTTAATGTATAAATTAATGCTCTTCTAGTTGAAAAGTCTCCCTCATAATCATCTTGGAAAGAAATGTTATCTAAAACAATAGGGACATCTCTTTTTTCACCTATAGAATCAACTAGATTAATAGTTATATTAAATGATGGTTGAAAAAATGGTAAAATTTGCTCTACAATTTGTAAAGCATCATCATTTATTTTGCAGAGAATATTAAGTTCAAAACCAATGTTATATGGTACTGGTAAAAAAACTTTCTTTAAATTGGTCCCATCAGATGCTTTGAATGTTTGTGTTACACCCGCTTTTCTTGAAGAATCGTACTGAAGAGATGTCATTTCAAATGACATTCTTGGAAGAGTCATTGCAACAGCTTTATTCAAATCGGGTTGCTGTTCAATTCTTGCTAAGAACTTTTGTACTGGACCGTATGAAATGGGAACTTTGATCTGACTTATATCCGCACCGTTTCTGTCTTGATGACGAACATGAACTCCATTAAATAGAGTACCAAAACCTATGACAGTTTTTCTAATAATTTCGTGATAAAAATAAGTTCCTAACATTAGTATTCACCAAAAGGATTTGATTCTGTAAAATCTAAGAGATCGTCTGCTTCCTCTTCAATCTCATCATTCTGGGTGTATTTATCATAAGTATCATCATGCACATAACTCTTGACAGTGTATCTTGCAGATGATATTGTTCCAACAATAGTTTCTCCGGGTAAAAATCCAGCAGTTGTTGTTCCAATACCAACATTTGCTAGTTTTAAAACTCTGGTATCTTGATCCCAAGATTTAACTCTTGCAACGGTATTTGATGTTTGACCTGTGATTATCTCATTAAATGTAAATGTTCCTATTCCAGTAATAATTGATGGGTTGCTGACTGTAGATGATGGATTTTCAGTTGCCGAATATCCATAACCAGGATTTACAATCCTAACTTGATTAACTTGATTTGTTGATGGACTAATTGTTAATGCACCAGTTGCTGTTAAACCACCTCCAACTGGACCACTAAATGTAATTGTTGGAATATTACCAGCATATCCAGAACCATTATCATCAATAACAGTTCTAACAATACCATAAGATGTAGTATTAATACCACAAGTTGCTATCGCTCCAGATCCACCCCCACCAATTATTGCTATAGTTGGTGCAACAGTATATCCATTACCAGCATTTGTTAATATTATTTCTTTTATAGAATGTACCCCACCACGAACAGTCGTTATTGCAACAGCTGTTGCATTGTGTAGTGGATTTCCAGTTGTCGATTCTGTAATAGATATTGTTGGAGTTGAAGTATAACCATTACCATCATTAGAAAGTGTTATACTATCAATGTATCCAGTACCAACAAAAGGTGTTACTTGAGCAGTTACACCCGCTCCAATTAAATTCAGAGTTGTAATAAATCCCTCTTCTTGAACCTGACTATCAAGCTCGTAAATTGAAGTGTCGATAATTTCATCTTCATATTCAAAGAGTTCGCATTTCAGTTCATAAACATAAAGTCTTCCTAATTGATAGAATGGCTGCTCATGCTCAACAAATTTAACTTCAAATAATCTCTGTCCCAATGGAAAATATACTAGGTCTCCTTCTCTTGGGCGAGTTGACAATTCTATCTCATAATCACTTCCAGTATTATCTTGTGTCCCTAAAAATGGACCTATAAAATCTTCGAATCTTTCTTTTGAAATTGTTAAGGTTACCTCATCCCTTAAACTCATTCCAAATTTTGTTAAAATATCTCCTCCACCAGCATATCCTTCATAGGTATTAACATATGCTTCAATTGCATAGTTATCATCAAATCTCGACGATTGAACTTCTTCAATAATTGTTTTTTTATTGACAAAGTTTCTTGGGATGTAAATGACCTCAACACCATGTATTTGTAGGTGCTCATTGATAAGACTCTGTACGAGTCTCTGCTCACTCGGAGATCCTTGAAGAAAGAAGGGATTAAGTGCCATTATCCAATAAAATCGTAAGGTGGTAGTTCGTAATCCATAGTCATTCTCTCACGAATTTGTTCAATTTCTCTTTCAGCATCTTCATATATCTCTCTTCCATTTAATTCAATTCCACCAGGGAGTTTAACACCTCTAAACTTGATTAGATTTTGACCCCACTGTCTCTTCATGAGAGCAGTCAAATATTTTTTCACAAAACTATCATTATATACATTTGTAAAGTCATTGGGATCTAAAATCCTGTAGCAATCAATTACAAAGAAGTTATTTTCTTTCTGTGCTCCCCAATCAATGTCCAAATATAATCTATTTTGTCTCTTATTGAATCTAATTTGTTTATCTGTAGTTAAAAGGTGGTCGATATCTTCTAGATACGACTTAACCATAGAATATTGAAGTAATTCAACAGAGTTGAAATAATATAAGTCATTAAGAAATAGTTGATACTTTATACTGAACATTCCACCAGAAATAGAACTAGTATCAAACTTAAATACCTTTTCAATTCCTATGACAGAATCTGGAACCTGAATATAGTTTGAATTTTCATAGAAGTTGAAAGTATTTGTGCCATATGAAGTAGTGGAAATGCCAGTTGTAGTTACAATACCGGCGTTTGGGGTAAAAGATCCACCACTATATTTTGCAGTTCCCCTAGAAATATCATCAGCACTAACTTTATATTTCAAAAACATTCTTTCGACACCATCAAAGTGTCTTTCATGAAAATACTGAAGAGCATCATCAATTAGATCATCAATTTGATCGTCGTCGATGTTAATTTCTAAGACTGGAGCACCTAATCTCCTGAGGCAATAATCAATCAGTGATTGTCTACTATTTGGTTTTGCCATTTTAGTAAGATCCTCCGTCTAAAACCCTGGTCCAAACAGGAACATGTGAAGCGTCTGTAGTTAAAATAAAATTAGAAGTGGTTGCATACCCAACTTCCGGTGAAAGGGTGCTTATTAATTTACCATTAGTATCAAAATAAGCAGATCCTCTAGTATGTATTCCAGATACTGCCCAATCAAAATAAGCAGCACCTAAGTCTAATTCTCCCTTTGTTCCCGATACAATACTATTGTTTATAGATGCATTTGGGACGTATGTCCAACGTCCAGTACTGTCATCATATCCAAAAAATCCAGTTCTATTGCCAGAAGT